AAATCCTATACCAGTAAACAAGACCTGGTAAGTGACGATGGGTAAGAGCTTGAGCCCTCTGGTCGAGGGTTCCTGTTAAAGTGAGGGAAGTCCCAGAATTCGATATTCCTGGGAAACCTTCACGATTTAACAGAGAGTGTAAACATCTACTCTTCATTTGAAGAGTAACGTTTACTTCTGCGAAGCTCATGGTACGCTCCACTGGTTTAGCCTTCTCGAATATCCAATTCGCATCAGATAATCGAGTTTCTAGACTGAGTCCATTTGGATTCCAGCCTAGACCGCCAAGGCATTCTGGAATAGGAGAAATCCTATCCAAAACACGCCGTTGTCGGGGTCTAAACAAGGGGATGGATCTTGGACCAAGATTTCTTGCAAGATCAAAGAACGAGTCATCAGAAACGGCTCGCCATTTGAGTTGAGGCATCACCGAACCTTCAGTGATGACTTTTCCAGCAAATTCACAAACTTTGCTAGAAACAAGAGACTTGTTCGAAGAAATTGGACAAGTTAGATCCTCCATTAATTGGAGGTACTTTCTTGCCAACACTTCGTCCAAGATGACTACGTCATCTCCAAGGATGAAAAATTCACCATTAAATGGTTTATTTAACAATCCTTGAAGAAGGGTACCGTGTGTCAGTGCAAACGCACCGAAAGATGGGTACAACCCTAATGGTTGCCCTCTCTTCCATTGGATGAGCCCTTCATCAGGCATCAACCAATGGCCACGGCAGATCTCTAAAAAGAGATCAACCCAATCTCTCGGGAACAACTTACGAAGAACTACTTCCTGTAATCGAATAGGGAAGTAATCAGTTGCTCCAGAAAGATCGACGGAGTACACTACTTGTCCTTTACTGAGTGCTTCACGTAAAGGAGAAAACGATCGAGTTTGGTCAAAAGTACAATCCCATGGTAAATTGGGAAGAGTACCATACAAGACTTTCCCTAGAGGCTCCAACACTCGTTGGAAAACTCTACCGGGATTGGCTACAGCACGAAGCTTATAGCCAGGTTCTTGTATAAGACCAATTGAGCCTACACGGAACTCGTGATAAAGACCCTGAAAACTTTCAGGATCCCATCTAAAGTACCGGTAGATGTACCAGTCTAGGCCCTCTACTACGTGCTTGTAGAAGGACCAAAACTTTTGTACATGCTCAAAACCCTTCGTTGACTCCCATAAGAAGGAGAGAGAGTCAATAACTCCCTCCTCCTCAGGCACTGAACCCCAAGGAGTAGGTGCTCTCCGAGATGGAGAAGGCACATAATCCAAAAGGGGCCGAATCTTCGGCATCGAATTAACAGGA